TGAAAAGAGCCATGAAGCGGCTTATCCCATTCTTCTGCGAACTGACGGAACAGAAGGAGTCTATCGACATTGACTGGTACGACATGGAGTCCGAGAAGAATGCAGATCTGCTGAATCGTCTCGACGTGTCGGGTGTCACCATCAGTGGCGAGGATGGCTTCAAGTGCGTTGTCCTCACTGGCAGGAGGACGCTCTCCGTGGTTAACAAGGTAATGAACATCAATACGCCGTGTATCTCACTCGATGAGGAGGAAAGGGAATACGGCAGGGTGGACGATTTGAACGAGGTCGTCGATGCCGTCCTTGAAGAGGCAAAGCTGTACGTCAAGGAGCGCAAGTATGGTGTCACACAGCTTGAAATGAACTTTGAGGCAAATGCCGACGACCCGTTTGGAGGCGAAGGTGATGCCGGTGAGTCCGAACCGCTGAAAGGTGAGGAACCGCTGAACGAGGAGGCAGAATAAGAGATGAAGCCTATCTATATTACTTCCATGCCGAGCAAGTACAAGATACAGTTCCAGTACAACGCGAAGCTTGTTGAAGTAATAAAGAGAGTACCGAGCAGGCCACGCTATGACGGAGCAGACAAGGCGTGGCTCATCGACAAGCAGTCACCTCTTTATCCTCCCGGCAAGACGGCAGAGTGGTACGTTCACACCTTTGCGCAGTGGGCAGTCTATCACCACTACTGCGAGAGGGTTGTCGAGCGTGAAATCAAAGAAGAGCTTACTTTCGAGCTGCCCGAACTTACACCCCTTGCAGGTGAGCACTACATGCTGCTGAAGCCCTATAACTACCAGTTGGAGGGTGTGGCATACGCGCTTAACCACAAGCGGTGTATCTTCGGCGACCAGCCGGGCTTGGGCAAGACGCTCCAAGCGATATGCGCCGTTGTGAAGGCACACAGGGAACGCGCCGTATTCGGAGAGTCTTTCCCCTGCCTGGTTATTTGCCCTGCGGCTCTGAAAGTGAACTGGAAGCGCGAGTTCAAGAAGTTCAGCGGCATGGATGCCATCATACTTGATGACAGGAACAAGGACAGTTGGCACAACTTCATTACGATGAAGCGACAGGACGGCGAGAACTGCTGCAACGTGTTCATAACGAACTACGAATCGTTAAAGAAATTTTTCGTCAAGAAGGTGTTGCCAGCGGCAAAGCTCTCAATGCGCAACATCGTCTTCGACGAGCGCATCAACCTGTTCAAGACGGTTATCATTGACGAGTCGCACAAGTGCAAGACATCCAAGACACAACAGGCCAAGTACGTTGAAGGCATCTGCAAGGGCAAGACGTTTGTGTTCGCACTCACCGGCACACCTGTAGTGAACGACAACACCGACCTCGTGCAGCAGTTGAAGATACTCGGACGGCTGGAGGACTTCGGCGGTTACACTCACTTCATGAAACGCTTCTGCGACGGCCCAAAACGCTCGTCCAACACAAGGGAGCTGAACTGGAGGCTGTGGAACTCATGTTTCTTCCGTAGGGAGAAGCAGAAGGTGCTTACGGAACTGCCCGAGAAGACACGCCAGTACATCACCTGTGACATTACTACGCGAAAGGAGTATGAGACATGCGAAATGGACTTGCTGGAGTATCTGCGGCAGTACAAGAACGCAGACGATGAGAAGATACAGCGAGCCGTGCGCGGCGAGGTGATGGTGAGGATGCAGGCATTGAAGGCCATTGCCGCAAGAGGCAAGGTGAAAGCTGTGGCGGAGTTCGTGCATGACATCATAGACGGTGGCGAGAAGCTGATACTCTTCGCCTACCTGAAAGAGGTCGTGCAGGAAATGAAGAAGCAGTTTCCAAGTGCAGTGACCGTGACAGGTGATGACAACATCGAGCAGAAGCAAATGTCAGTCGATAAGTTCCAGAATGACCCTAACACGAAGCTCATTATCCTCAACTACAAGTCAGGCGGCACAGGCTTGACGCTTACAGCCTCATCGCGTGTGGCGTTCATAGAGTTCCCCTGGACGTATTCTGACTGCGAGCAGGCAGAGGACCGAGCACACCGCAACGGCCAGAAGAACAACGTCAACTGCTACTACTTTCTTGGCGACAAGACAATCGACAAGTATATGTATGACCTCATACAGACAAAGCGGAACATTGCAGACGGCGTGACAGGCACTACCACACAGATAGAAGAGGATATGGTAAACATTACTATGAACCTATTTAAGGACAAGCTATGACACTACAAGACATATTGAAACTTGAACAGACGCAGAGCGAGTCTATGATACAGCACACCTGCGTCGCCTGGTTCCGATACACGTTCCCCAATCACGCCTTGCTTTTGTGGGGCATACCTAACGGAGGCCAGCGGTCAGGAATAAGCGGAGCGATGAGGAAGTATGAAGGAGCTGTTGCTGGAGCGTCAGACATCGTGTTCTTCCATAAGAAGGGCGGGTATGGCGCTTTGCATATAGAGATGAAGAGGCCAAAGGTTAAAGGTCAGCATTCGTCTGGGAAGCAAAGTCAAGCACAGAAGGATATGCAAGCCGAGTTAGAGCGTGCTGGTTACAAGTATGTCACCTGCCACGGCTTGCAGGAGTTCATCGAAGAGCTTTGCCTGTATGCCCGCATAGACTATGCTCCATACCTTGAAGATGTGTGCGAGAACTACGAAACCTACAGAAAGGCAAAGTTATGAGTTACACAGAGCTTCTCGATAGGTTTTGGGCAATGGATAGAGAGTTCTCCAATTATGAGAGAGTTCTTTACCTCTACCTGCTTCATCGATGCAAAAGTCTTGGTTGGCCGGAGACATTAAGCGTTTCAAACGAAGAGTTGATGAAGATGCTAAGTTGTACCCGAAACACCATGAGAGCAGCTCGTAATACTTTAATAGGTGCTGGACTTATTACATACGATGCCGGTATAGGCAGAGGTGAATGTTCTTTCTATTCAATAGTGGCAGAAAAAACAAAAAAGGGTCAAATAGAGACCCCTTTTTTAGTAGAAAAGGGTCAATCAGAAACCCCTTTTTTAGAAGAAAAGGGTCAATTAGAAACCCCTTTTTTAGAAGAAAAGGGTCAATTAGAGACCCCTTTTTGCGGTGCAACTCGCTCAAAATCAGCAACCGAAACAAAAAAGGGTCAATTAGAGACCCCTTTTATTGATGCACAACAAAAAGAAAAACAAAACAAAAAAGAAAAAAATCCCCCTGCACCCCCTATAAAGAAAAAAATAAATAAAAAGAAAATAACGCAAAGTAATACTTTGCTACACGACAAGGTGAATGCGCGTATATGTACGCACACATGCGAGAACGGTCAGGAAGAAATCGTCTTTAAGGAATTGGAGGAGGAGCAGCCAAAGAAGAAAAAAGCTCCATTAGAGCAAAATCTTCCAAAGAGCCTTGAAGAAGTGTTGCGCTTCTTTGAAAAGAATGCGTCAGACAAACTTCCCGACTGGAGAGACGAAGCAGAGGCTTTCTTCTATCACTACGAGTCATACGGCTGGAACGGAACGTCAAGCCGCAAGATTGTCGATTGGGAGTCGAAGGCTAACCTGTGGATATGCGACAAGACAATGAAGTACAAGTCAAACCAGAAACAACAAAGTTATGGACCAACCGCTATCAATAACACAAATACTCCAAGAGGAGCAAGTGACGAAGAAGTCGCAGAACTCATGGAGCGTCTCTTGCGCGAGGGCGAACTTGAAAGAGAAGGACTTTCTCATCAAGTACAACCCTGACTGCCAGATGAAGATTTGCAACAATGCAGAGCTTTGTATCATGGGCGACTTTCCAACGCTTGAAGAACTCAAAGGGGAGTACAACAGCATGATGCCTACGGTGTGGCTACTGCCTCAGCTACAGAACCTGTCGAAGTTCTGCGGCGTGAAGGACAAGCTCGACAACAAGCAGTTGGAGCAATGTGCCTTTATCATAGCGACAGAGTACTCCTACATGAAGGTGTCAGAGCTGATGTTGTTCTTCTACAGGTTCAAGTCTGGGCAGTATGGAAAGTTTTACGGCAATGTTGACCCGCTTGTTATCACTACAGCCCTGCGTGACTTCGCCGCCGATCGTAACGTCGAGCAAGACCATTATGAGGAAGTGCGACGAAAGAAGGAGCTTGAAGAGTATATGAAGCACGCTGTGAGCCATGAAGAGGCGATGAACACCGAAGAATATAAACGAGGTTATCAAGAAACGCTATGAGAAAGACGACTATCATTCATAAGCCATTCGTGCCTAATTATCCAGACATTACCGTATGCGGCAAAGATGAGTATATCATATCGTGGCGCATAAGAGACTGGGAATTGATACACCGCATACAGGACTACTTCGGTATGCCTCGTTACACAAGCCTCAACAGGCTGTCGAAAATCACCATCAAGCGTGACAGCCCAAAGTGGAACGACCTGCTTGACGGCATACGGAAAGGCTTGTTCTGGGTGCATAAGCCATCAACAGTTATCAAAAGTTAAGGTGCTAAAATGGTGAAGTTTTTACTTTCATATCTCGCTAAAAATGACTAACTTTACAGATGTAAAAGAGATTCATTCTCACACAAGTTAAACCTATTAAATTTTAATCAAAATGAAAGAAGCTAAATTGATGAACATCAATCTTGAGGTGATAAACCCATCACCTCGCAACCCTCGCAAGACAATCAGCGAGGCAGAGCTTGAAGAGCTTGCACAGAACATCAAAAGCCAGGGACTGTTGC